GCCTCGAGGACCTGAACCCGCTCGACGGACTCGACCAGCCGCTGCTGCCGCTCAACATGGGGACCCAGGCCGAGCGCGATGCTCTCGCGAAGGACGTCACCGCAACCGTGAAGGCCATGCTCGGCTACAACGGCGGCCCGCCGATCGATGACCGCGCGCTCGAACTTAAGATCGGCCGCGTCCTGTCGTCCGCCAATGAGCGCCGCATCGTCGGTGCCCGCGACCAACTCAATGACGTGCTGACCACGCTGGGAGACTAGCGATGCCGCTCGAACGCAAGGATGCGCTCCAAACCAAGGTGCGCCGCAACGTCTGGCTGACTGAAGTGAAGTTCTCGACGGAGAAGTCGGACCCGCCGGGCACCTTTTCGGGCTACGGCGCCGTCTTCAACAACGAGGATTTGGGCGGCGACGTCATCATGCCCGGCGCCTTCACCGAGACGCTCGGAGAATGGAAGGCCATGGGCAAGCTGCCCAAGATGCTATGGCAGCACGGCCTCGGTGACGATGCTGACGACATGCTGCCGATCGGCGTCTGGTCGAGCATGGAGGAGGACGATCGCGGCCTTGCCGTGAAGGGCCAGCTGATCGCGCTGAACACCGACCGTGGCCAGACGATTTACGAAGGCATGCAGGCCGGCGCGATCGATGCGCTGTCGATCACCTATGTGGCCACCGATGTTCTCTACGGCCAGAAGGAAGGCGATCCGTTCCGGACGATCCGCGCCCTCGATCTCTACGAGGTCGGTCCGGTGCTGTTCGGCATGAATGGCGACGCCCTCATCGAGGAGGCCAAGGCGGCCTCCAACATCAAGACCATCCGCGATTTCGAGACCTTCCTTCGGGATGAAGGCGGGTTCTCGATTGCTGCCGCGAAGGCGATTGCCTCCGGTGGCTTCAAAGCCAATCCGACCCCTCGGGATGAGGGCGGCGTGGCCGGTGCGCTGGCGGACCTGCGAGAGCGGGCAGCCGGCATTTTCCGCAACGCCTGATCACAGGAACCCAACCATGCACATGATGAACCGCCGCGAGCGCGGCGCACTGCGCACGCTCCAGCACAAGGACGCGTCCTCGGCCGTCGTCCAGGACGTCCTCAAGGAGGTCAAGGGCATCGTCACCCCCTTGATGACCGCCTTCGAGGACTACAAGAAGACCAACGACGATCGCATCAAGCAGATCGTCGAGAAGGGCACGGCCGATGCCCTCACCGAGGCCAAGCTCAAGAAGATCGAGCAGACCCTCGCCGGCTTCGAGGAGGTCAACGCCAAGCTCCAGACCGCGCTCGACGCCCAGAAGAAGGCCGATGAGCGCGCCAAGGAGATGGGGGACGTCCTCGACAAGCTCGAGCTGAAGCTGAAGCGGCCGCTGGCCGGCAGCGAGGGCGACAAGGCCGAGCGCAAGGCCTTCATTTCGAACTGGGCCAAGGGCGTCGTCGGCGCGAATACCGTCGGCCTCGTGAACTTGCCCGAGGATCAGCGCAAGGCCATCGACAAGGTCCAGGCCGACTACAAGGCGCTGTCGATCGCCAACGACGTGACCGGCGGCTACCTCGCTCCGCCGGAGTTCGTGGCCGACATCATCAAGGAGGTCACGCTGATCTCCCCGGTGCGGACGCTGGTGACGGTGAAGACCACCGCCAACAAGTCCCGCATCCAGCCGAAGCGTACCGGCCGCGCCGCGGCGCAGTGGACGGCCGAGCAGCAGACCCGGACCGAGACCACCGGCCTGCAGTGGGGCTCGATCGAGATCCCGACGCACGAGATGTACGCCCTGATCGACATCTCGCATCAGAACCTCGAGGATTCGGCGTTCGATCTCGCCGCCGAGATCCAGGGCGAGGCGACGGACCAGTTCGAGGTCGCCGAAGGTGCCGCGGTGGTTGCCGGCGGCGGCGTCGGCAAGCCCGAGGGCTGGATGACCAACGCCGGCGTGTCGTCCGTGAACTCCGGTTCTGCGGCGACCATCGCCGATGCCAGCGGCCAGGCCAACGGCATGCTCAAGCTGAAGTACTCCATCAAGTCGGCCTACGCCCGCAACGCGAAGTGGGCGCTGAACCGCACCACGATGGGGTCGGTCCGCACGCTGAAGAACAGCCAGGGCAGCTATATCTGGATGCCGGGCATCCAGAATGGCCAGCCGAACACGATCGACGGCGACCCCTACGTCGAGGTGCCGGACATGCCGTCGGAGGGCGCCAACGCCTTCCCGATCGCCTACGGCGACTTCGCGCGCGCCTACACCATGGTCGACCGCATCGTGATGAACATGCTGCGGGATCCCTACACGCAGGCCACGGTGGGCAACATCCGCTTCCTGTTCTACCGCCGTATCGGTGGCCAGGTCGTGCTCGCCGAGGCGATCGCGAAGCTGAAGTGCTCGACCTGACCGACTGAACATCGGGCCGATCTCGTTCCCGGCCGGCTCCTCCCGATGGGGCCGGCCTTTCTCCCTGCAATTCTCCGCCCCATTGAAGGAGGGCAACCATGAAGGACCTCTATCACAACATCCTGCCGGCGCAGTCTCTGGCACCGCAGGCGACGACCGCCACCCGCAACGGCACCGGCGTCGATCTCCAGGGCTACGAAAGCGCGAGCGTCCAGCTCAGCGTCGGCGCCTGGACCGATGGCTCGCACACTCCGAAGCTGCAGGAGTCCAGCGACAATTCGGCGTGGTCCGATGTCGCGGCGTCCGACCAGCTCGGAAGCTTCACGGCGATCACCGGCACCGGCCAGCAGAACGCCGAACAGCTCGTCGGCTACATCGGGTCGAAGCGCTACATCCGTCCGGTAGTCACCGTGACCGGCGCCACCACCGGAGCCGTGATCGGCGCGAGCGTGATCAAGGGCCATCCGCGCTTCGCGCCGGCCGGCCAGGTCACGGCTCCCTGATTGAGTAGGGGCGGCGCGTAGCCGCCCCGCTCTTCCCGCACTCCAATGCCGAGAGGCCCAAGCATGAACGCCGTTGTCACGCAGCCCTTTATGGGCACCGTCGATGGGGAGGTCTATCCCCGCCAATTCAATGTCGGCGACAAGATCGCCGGCGCGCTAGCCGAGGTCGCGGTCAAGGAAGGCTGGGCGGTCGAAGGCGAGACCCTCCCCGATGGCGTCGTGGCGGCGCCGGCTGTCGAAATCCCGGAGAACTTCCGCGACCTCGCTGCCGCCGATGCCATCGCCTTGGCACGGAATCTCGGCGCGAACGAGGGTGTCAAGACGAAGGCGGCAGCGCTGCCTTTCATTGCTGCCGAGGTCGAGCTTCGCTCCGCGGCTGCCGAGGCCCCAGCCGCGGCCAAGCCCGAAACCGTCGAGCAGCCCGAGGCCTGATAACCGATGCTCAGCGCGCGCCGTCCGCTCTTCGAGGTGGTGACATCTGCGAATGCGAACGCGCGCGCGCTCACCACGGCGGACAACGTGCGGGCCCTGATCGGTTCGCCCACAGCCGATGATGCCCTGATCACCACCCTGATCGATCGTGCGTCGGCCAACATGGCGCGCTACTGCCGGCTGGCCTCCGATACTACCGGCGCGATGCCGACATTCGCGCTGGAGGCCTGCAAGGCGACCTGGGCGCCGACCGGCTTCAGCAGCATCTATCCGTATCCGCGTCGCGACGAGCCCGACCGGCTGATCCTGCCGTGGCGGAAGCCGATCGCGATGACTGCCCTCACCGAGGACGGAACCACCCTGGTCGCGAGCGCCGACTATCGCCTGATGCCCGGCGGCATCCTGGAAAGGCTCGACGCCAGCAGCGGCGCGCCGAAACTGTGGTCGCAGGGCGTCATTGTGGCGACCTTCAACAGTGGCTTCTCATTGCCATCTGACGCGCCTCCCGATCTCGAGCAGGCCTGCATCGACCAGGTCAAATTCTGGTACCTCACCCGCAAGCGCGATCCATCGCTGCGCAGCGAGCAGGTGCCTGACATCTACCAGGCCGCCTACAGTGTGGCCGGCGGCGACAGCATCGGTGAGAGCGGCCTGCTGGTCTCCGTCGAGGGCGCTTTGGCCCCCTACAAGGACTGGTCGCAGGGATGAGCTACATCGCTGATCGCTTCGCCGACTTGCTGGCGGCTCACGGCGAGGCCATGGTGCTGCGGCGCGCCGGCGAGACCGACCTTCCCTTGACCGGCAAGCGGATTCTGGTGCGCATCACTGACGAGGCCGTCGGTTACAGCGAGCAGACGCGCTTCCGGGTCAAGATCGGCACCACCGAACTGAATGCCTCGGCCTGGGTGAACAAGGCGCCGTCACCGACCGGCGATCTCATCGTGGTCAGCGGCAGGGTCTGCACCGTGATCGATGTCTGGCCGATCGGCGATGCAGGCGAGGTCATCCTCTACGAACTTGAGATCGCCGGCTGACCATGGGCATCCGCATCGAAGGCGGCAGCTTCGCCGATCTCGCCGCCGGCATCGCGCGAACGGTCCAGCGTGCGACATGGCAGATCGCCGAGGAGGAGAAGGCGAGGGCCGGCTTCGATAGCAGCGCAGTTGTGGTCACCGATGGTGTCCGCGGCAAGTCCATCCAGGACGTGAAGCCGTTCGGCAAGATCGTCTTCGTCGCCGACACCTCAATTGCCGATGCCGTGCTCTGGGCATTGGCGAAACTCATCGCGATCAGCCCGGTCGGTCCGGCTGAGGGCGGCCACTACAAGGATGACCACGTCGTGATGATCAACGGGGTAGCCGTGGTCGGCAATATCCGCGTCGCCTTAAGCAATCTCGCCCCCGGTGATCGCGTCCAGATCGTCAACCCGCGCATCTATGCTCGGAAGCTTGAAGGCGCCACGGCGAGCCGACGCACCGGCCGCTCCAGAAGGAAGGCGAGTTCACGGCAGGCCCCGAACGGCATCTATCGCGTCGTCCTTCGCCTGCTGGTGCAGCGCTACTCGAAGTCGATGTTCTTCGATTTCAAGTACGTCAAGCTCAACACCGGCGTCCGCGTCTACGGCGACGTCG